CAACCGCCACCCAATTCACATCACTTAGCACCGCAGACACGCCGATAACCGAAATTGCAGTTTGAGCAACGGTTTTTACTGCTCTTACACCTGCACATTTTGCCCACGATTTCCAATTTGTTTTTTTCATATTATTACCTCCTTATTTTTGCTCAAGGTCCGCAATTCTGTGATTTGCGACTCTGATTTCTTCATTTACTACAGCTGAATCTTTTTCGAGATTAAATACTCGCTCTTGCAAGTGGTTGTATTTATCTTGTTTTTGTTCGAGTTGGTCTATCCTATAGACGATGAGCGACTTAGTATTTTCATTTTCAACCTTTAATTTTTTGCGATTTGAGGCATTTATTAGCAGCTGACAAATTATGCTTCCGCCGGCCACGATTAATGCCGTAATAATTTCTGTTGCCATTTTTACACCGCCTCATGTAAGCGTAATCTGCAAGCCGTCAATCTTAGTGCCAATAACACCTGCGTAACCGTCTTGCTCTGTATCGTGCTCGGTATTATGCTGATATGCCATAAATTTATTTTTGCCTTGCTTGCGTGCTCTGTATGTGGCCTTATAATCGCCTACACCGCTGAACTCTACCTGTACGGCATCAATGACTTTACCTTTAATGCCTGCATAACCGTTGTTGCTATCGTTGATGTCATAGCCGTCTACCCAATCAAGCCAATCACCGTCACGAAGATGTACTCTATATTTTATATCGCCTTTGCTGACCTTAACTGCAAGTGCTGAAATGGCTTGTTTCTTTCGTCCTGCAACACCACCAAGGCCTTTAACTTCATCGTACCACCGACCGTCAGCAAAAACTCTGTACGTCAATGTCGGCTTTTCAACCTTAACATTTTCAAAAACATTTTCGTTAAATATGATGTTCGTATCAATATTTTTGCCGTAACCGCTTACTCTGCCTGTTGAACTGTTCTGCCATATATCACAGCTTAATTCATTCACGGAGTTATATTGTGCAAGCCAGATACTGTACTTTTTCTTTAATTTATCGTAATCAAGATAATTGTTAAACCAATTCAGATTGGCATATACACCTGCTCTGTAACCGCTTTTCTTGATTGTTTCGCAAAATCTTTCAGCAATTTCTGTAAGTTTTGCTTTGCCGAGTTTAGTTTGTGAATTATCTTCCAAATCATAATAAATCGGCATATCAAGAGATTTGTTATTAATGCATTCAAGGCAAGCCTTTGCCTCTTTTTCTGCATCGCCGACGCTGTCTGCGTAACTGTACCAGTACACACCAATCATCATATTTTCGCTTTTTGCGTTTTTGTAATGACTTTCAAACATAATGTCTTTCTGACTTGATTCTCTGCCGTAGCCTGCTCTTATAATGACAGCTTTTATACCGTCATTTTTCATTTTGTTAAAATTAATGCCTTGCTGAAATTCTGAAATATCAACACAAGTTACCCTTGCCATAGTCATTCTCCTTTATTTAGATTTTCAACAACTGTCCAGTCACATTTCGTTGCCGGAGCTGCATACAATTTCTTAATTTCAGATATATTGACGCAGCGGTCAACAGTAAGTACATTCGGCGTATCTGAATATGCACCCTTTAATGTTCTTGCTTGTATCTCTGTACCGCCGAAATCACAATTTCTAATAGTAATATTTGCACCTGTTTTAAGTGCAAGACCAAAACTACTATTGTCTGCATTTTCGTGACTTTGATAACCAACCGTGCAATTTTCAACAATGATTTTGCAATTTTCAATTAAACCATTTTCCCCAAAACTATGACCGCAACCAAAAACAGGAACAGTAGTTTTACCAATGTAATCAACGCAATCCGCACGACCGCCCCACTTGAAAACACAATTTGATACAACCCAATCAGTTGCATAGCCCGTTCCACCGCTTTCAAGATGTATGCCGTATCTAATATTTTTGCAGTCAAATGTAAAACCTTTGATATGAGTGTGAACATTTAAGTCAAGATGAAACGGACATTTTTTAATTATATCCTCAGACTTCAAAGTAGACTTATCAAAGCCTGTTGCTCCGTCCCATTTGATGACTGTAGCGGCAGGATTATAAATGTTTTCAGATTCATAGTAAACATAATCCTTAGTCATTATGCCACGATAACCCACTAAGCCGACATCTGACATACCTGCATATTTGTCCTGCAAATCTGTGTATGTACCTGCCATAACAATAATTGTATAACGATTATGATAACTGTTATCAGATATACTGTTATTTGCTGATAAGATAGAGTTGAATTTTGTTTCTCCAAATCCTTCGATATTTTCGTTGTAGTCGTTAGAAACATACAGATAATGCATTGTGTAATCAGGGGCTTGATACAGCTCAGGTTTAATATTAGACTTTATCAAGTCAGGGTTAGAATAAGCTGTATGCTTATTATTCTGTTCAAGTTGAAGATTACAACTGTTATCAACGAGTCTATTTGTAGCAACCGCAATTTTAATCGAATTTACGGTTGCATTTTCTGTCGCTGTATAAGTAGCAACTGCATTCTTGAAAGCACTTACTTCTGATAAGAGCCACGATGAGCTGATTACCGTCTGACTATTCGCAGGATAGAAAACACAACCGCTGTTTTTGATATTGTTGAAATTCTGTAACGATAAGCAATACGCTTTGCCTCGTTCAAGAGTAACTGATTTTTTTAGTTTTAAAATAAAATTAACCGCAGATGTTGATGTGCCGCTCAAGCTAATTTTGTTGTTCCTGACTGCAATGGTAACTCCGTTTGCTGTCTGCTCTGTGTCCTCAAGCGATGTGAGATTAATGCTTGTAGATGTATTGAGCAAAGAGTCTTTTGCTATCATTTTTGCAGATGCGGTTTCGATTGCGGAATTAACATCATTTTTGGTTGCTAAATTTGAGCCTGTTGGTTCATATTTAGATTTTGTATTTATTACTGACTTGTTCACAAAAACACTAAAATGCTGACTTGTCAAGATTGTATCGTTCTCACTTAGCACAAGCTCGCACTTCATCATACCTGCGAGCTGTAGCATTGATTTCGCAAGAGTGATTTTAATCGCATTGTCTGCAACTATACAAGGCACATTTTCAGCGACGATAACATTATCAACAGTCGCATTAAATGCAGCGGTAACGCTTGAAGATAGCGCTACCGGTTGTGAATCAGCATATAGCTTACATTCAATGATGCGTGACTTGTCATCATTTTGAGCGACTATTATACTTTCGTAATTTCTGTCTTTGTATACATCAAGATTAAGTTTGTATTTTACATTCAATTATGTTCACCTCATTTTACGAAATCAGATAGCTTAGTTTTGAACGAACCAAGCTCAAGCTGTTTATATCGTTCTCTAAGCGTATCATATGTAGTTTTGACTATTTTGGATTCCGCTGCGATACTGTCACTTAAGATTACTGTAACAGTATCGCAAAGATTAAACTGTTGCATATCGTCAAGGACCGCTTCTACATCAACTTTAATATTGCTCTTGATCTCGCCGAGTCTATCTCCTCCTATATAAGCCGTTGCTGCTATTCTGCAAGTGTTTTTGACAAATTCGTATCCGTCACCTGTTGAAGAATTTACTGTGATTCCATCGACAAGCTTGTCGGGAACTGGATATACTTGTAATTTATTTGTTTTTGATTTTTGTTCAAAAATCTCATAGGGGTCAGCAATTATCTGTATGTCTTGCTTTGAAAATTCATCATAAACAGTAGCATAAGCACACACATGACTTATCGTAGTTTCACTTGATTGAGTTTTTTCATAGCTTGATATATTGTCGCCCCACTTAAGGCTATACGCTCGTTTCTGTCCTCGATTTTTTAACAATGAAACATTAAAATTATTCCACTTGTATTCGCCCCCAAACAGGTCAAGCAAACTGCCCTCTAAACCGCCGAGAAAGTCACCAAGTGTGCATACTTGAGTGTAGCCGAGGCTGATGCTTTTTCTGTTCGTTATATCTGACGAAAATACATAGTTGTTGTCAAAAAGAGCGTCTAAATTTTCGTAAGCCTCAGCAGGCGAATAGAGTTGTGCTGATGTTTCGCCTGCGGCAAGAATGTTGTTATAGCAGTTATGTTTGATGTGCTTCGCTTTGATACTAAGCACATTGTTTTTTTCTACTACCTCGTAGATTTCAAAAAATTGTGCTTCGTCTGTTAGGTTTGGCTTTGCGTATATATAATTTTGTACAACAGCACTTTCGGCACATTCGGAGTTTTTAACAACGCTTGCACTTAGTGTGTAATCTGCGTTGCGTGACTCTTCGACGGTACATTCTGTGCAACCGGTAAGCCTGCCGAGGTAGTGCATTGAGTTGAGCGATAATATTCTGCTTGTCGTTTCGTAGACTAAAGGTATCATAAGCGCCTCCAATTCGGCTCAAGCGTAAGCGAACCAATAACCTGATTGGCGATAATCTCATTCTCTCCTGCTTTAAATTGCTGTGGCAAGAGAGGTGAGATATAAGATTTAATGCCGTTTTTAACAGAGTAATACTGCATATTTTCACCGTCAAGGACTGTGTAATCTGCGTTAATTGAATTTTTTATAGATAGTGTTTCACCGTTTATCGTTAGCGTTGCAGAAGCACCCGTACCCGTGAGCTTGTAAAGCGGATTTGACGGCATTCTTTCATGGTTGAGTAAATTTAGCTTTTGACCGCTAACAAGGTTTATAGGCTCTGTCTGTGCGTACCAATACGGCTTACGACTGAATTTAACGGTAGTTGTGAGATATGAAGGTAACTCACGCTGAATTGTGTCAAGGTTAGTCACTACAGCATAGCAGTAATAGCCCTTGTTGTATGTGTCCTTGTATGTTTGATAATCGTTAAATTCAGTCAGCCAATCTATAATTTTATACGCAAGATATTGAGCACTTGTGTGAGCAAGCAAAGGCATTAAAGCTATTTGAAGTTCAAACTCAACATTCTTGTAGCGTCTGTTGTCTTGAATTATGTCACCGTTCCTGCCGGGGACTGACACAAACTCAAAATCACGCTGTGCGACAGAGTGAAAAGGCGCATTAACTATGCGTCCGCCAAACTGACTGAGCCATTTGCCGTTATAAAAAAAGTTGTGCATCAGCTAAACACCTTCCTTTTACTTGTAATTTCCGCTGCTAATCGCTCAGATAATCTTTCCGCAAGACTATCTATATCCGAATCACTATTGACCGTTACGCCGCTAATATTCACATTGATGTCAATGTTAGTCGTTGACGGTTTGTCTGTGCTGTCACTCCTAAATGGATTTGTACCGTCCTGCTTGGCTTTACGATATTGTTCAGCCTCTTGTGCTGTCAAAACCGCTTCGCCTGCATCGAGATAAGCCAAATATTTGTCGCTCGGTACATAGTCGATACCGGCACGAAAACGGGGGAGAGTGACCTCTGGAATGTGCGGAATTTCAAGTCCTGCCCACTCAATTGCCCAATTGATTCCGTCAAACAGACCGTTAATCATTCCGATTGCACCGTTTATTATGAATTCAACTGCGTTTGGAATTAAGTTTAGAACATTCTTGAATATTTCTAAAATGCCGTTCCATGCTTTATCCCAATTTCCTGAAAAGACTCCGTCTATGAAGTCAATCAAACCGTTGAAAATTCCTGTCAAGCTTTCAATCGCACTGCTTATTCCTTTGATAGCTAATCCGAGTACATTGCTGAAAACATCTGCAAGAATTTCAATAACTGGAGTTAAAGCAGGTAGGATAGCGTTGAGCAGCATTGATAATAGCTCAAATAGCGGACTTAATGCGTCTGTCAATAAGTCGAAAACGGGTGCAAGAGCCTCGAAAACGGGCTGTAATGTTTCACTTAATATGCCTGCAATCTCGTTAAAAACAGGGATAAGCGGCTGTAACAAGTTATTGAGCAACTCTGCAAGTTTGACTATGAGCGGTGCAATAGCTGTTGAAATAAGTGCTGCGAACGGCTCTATTAACTGCAAAATCAAGTCGATAAACGGCTGTACAAGCTGAAAAATAGTGTCTAACAACGGCATTAATGCGTTGAGAATTTCCATAAACGGAGGCAAAAGCTGTTTGATTACTTGTACGAGAACAGGTAATAGTGCTTCTACGAGTTGAACAATTATTGGTGCTAACTGTTCCATAAGTTGAGCTATAAACGGAAGCAATTCCTCAATCAATGGCATAATCTGTTCAAGCATTGACACGATTATCGGGGCAACCTCTTCGCAGATGTTAATGAGCACAGGGGCAAGCTTCTCAGCTACACTTTCGATAAGCGGCGATAACTGTTCGAGTAACTTTGCACCTAAGCCAATAATCGAATTAAGCACAGGTTCTGCAACAGCACCGATTTGCGCCATTGTATCTGACAGTTGCTGATGTGCTCTGTTGGATTCCATTACATCGCCGTTTGTTTCTTTATACTGAGCAGAGGCATCCGAATACAGGCTCGTGAGGGTTGATGTGATTAACTGCTGTCTTTCTTGTTCTGATGAGCATTTAGCAAGTTTTTCATTAAAAGCATCCTCAGATACGCCCATCCAGTTAAGAGCATCAGCAAGCGGACCTGTTACCTGTCCGACTTTTGCGGTTTCGTTCGCCGCCTCTGTCAAACCCTCAATAGGCAAAGAATCACCGAATTGACCGTAAACACCTGTGCAAATCTCTGTCCAACTTTGCAGGTCTTTTGTAGAATTGCAAAGCAGAGAAAGATGATTTGCGGCTTCTGTCGCTTGTCCGCTGTCGCCTACTACGGCATAAAGTTCTGAATATGTTTGCTTTGCGTCTGCAACTGAAAATTTGTTCGTGGTGAAAGCTGTGTCAAGTTTGCCCATTTCCGTCCGATATTCTCGCGTGCTTTCTGCCACGGAGGACAATGCTCCTACACCTGCCACCGCACCGCCTACCATAGCAGTTCCCCATTTAGCAGCAGTTTTGATTCCATTTCCGAGAGTTGAAGCAACACCCTTGCTTTTCTTCTCTGTCTCTGAAATGGATTTGTTTGCTTCATCGTTATTAACGAAGATTGAGCCAAACAGCTTAAAAATTTCGACTGCCACGCACTACACCTCCTGCCATTTGTAGCGATTGAGCATTTTCTCAACACGCTTTTCAATTTCGTCTGTATTGACTTCGTCCTGTGCAGTTGACTGCATTTTGCTGTCTATGCTGTCAACAAATTCTCTGTACGATAAATGCGTAATTTGACCAAGGCTTGTTAAAATAAAAGCCTTGTATTTCATTTCTTCGTTTTTCTCATTGATTTCATTTTCAATGATTTTTAAGATTTCAGCGAATGACAAATCTTGCAATGCTGTAAGATTGCCGCAGCAGTATTGCAAGATTAACTTATATGTGTTTATATCAATGCTGAAAGCGAGGTAAAAAAACTTTGAATATCATTCTCTGCAATAATATTCTTGATGTCTGTAATTACTTCTGTAATGTCCATAAGACTTGCCTGTTCGGGGGTAATATCACCTCTGATGTCAGCATAGAGTGAATAGAATTCGTTTTCTACTTCCTTGCTTGAGAGTGATGAAATCATAGTGATGACAAACTCAAAACCAACTTCCTGTTTGTTTTTCTTGTCCTTAGTTTTAACATACTTAGCAAACTCGAAAATTTCATTTTTTAAATCTGCTGACTTAATAATACGAGCCACCGAAAAAGCGTCCTTTAAGCCTAATTTTCTCATTGATTATACCTCCTCTGCAACTGGTTCCCAAATTACGAACGGCGGTTTAACATCTTCTGAATCGTATGCAGTTTCATCGCTGTAGCCGTAGAACTGCACATCAAACTTGCCGTTATCTTTATCCGCAACGCCCATTGTAAGACCGCCCTCGTTCAGACCGTTAAAAATCTGAATGATTACAGGCTTGTCTTTACCGAGCAGACAACCAATCCAGGTGATGTTCGTGCAGTAATCGCTATCAAGCACATAATTTCTTCCTGTGATACCGTGATAGCCTGCGAGTGTTGCTTCATCTACTTCGCTTGCTCCAAGGGCCTTACGAATGTTGCCCTCAGTTACCTCCGCAACTGTGGCCTTGATATAAGTTTCCCAACCATCAATGAGGGTGTTGCCTTTAACTCTCGAATGCACACCGTCAAACTCAATGTTGCGGGCAGTCGGTTTTGCAGAAAATTCACCGCCTTTGATAGTTACGCCAAGGCATTTACCTGCAGCTTTGGCAGTCGCATATGTATCTGTTTTTACATCATAGTTCTCAAAAAATACACCTGCGTCGAGCAGCATATTATCGAGTGTTTTGCTTGTAAAACCCGAGTAAGGCTTTACTTTTCTTACTTTTGCTGTGCCCATTATTTTTCATCCTTTCGTTTGTACTCTCTTAATTCGAGAGTGAACATTATTCTCTTAATAGACTTATCTGTTTCGTCTATGTACTGCCTATCGTCGCTTTTATAGAATTTGTAATAATTTTTTTCATGTTCGATGATAGCTAAGCCGATTTGCTCATTTATCTCATCTGCAATGCTGTCGATTTCGTCGGTTGTGTTTCTGTCATATAGATTGCAAGTTACAATAAACTTGTTATACGGCTCATCTGTGTATATCTGTTTGACATCGTAAACCAAACGAGGAAAACCACTATCAGCTTGCCTGAAAAAATAAAGAGGGGCAAAGCCAAACAGCACTTCTTTTAACATTTTTTTAATGCTATTCACCTTGATAATCCCCCTCCTTGATTAAGCTCTCGGCTTCTTCTGTGCCGATACCGCTCAAGTATTGTGATTCAATTTTAATTATGTCAGAGATATTATCTTCCGCTGCGTTGCTAAGTGCTCCGATTTTTGGAGCTTTGCTTGTACCGATTTCTTGATACAAGCCGTAAAATCCGCCCGGCTTAAATCCTACCTGAAGGTCAGGAATTTTTTGCTTTGAGCGTACCCAATACTGCGTATTTTTCGCTAAGCGCCCAGTCCTGCGTTTTATTTTTTGTCGTGACCGTTTACATACCAGTTTCCCAACATCACGCAGAGCGGCTCTCTCAAGCTCTTTGAGAGTGTATTGTAGCCTTTCAACATTGCTCACGAATTCGACACCGTTTTTTGTAATTTTAACCGCTTTAGGTAGTGACATTGTTTTCACCTACCACATCTGTCAGATACAACTCAACTCGTTCTGAATTCTTAATCTGAAAAGCTCTGTATATCTTGAATTTCTTACCTTCAAGATAGCAGAATTCTTCGTTATTGTATTCAAACGCATTAATTACTACAACACACTCGGGTTTTAATCCATTTGCTTGAGCTTGGAAAAATTCAGATTGACGCACGAATTTCTGAATAGCATATACAGAGCGTTTTTTCTCTGCATATATAATCTCGTTGAGGTCATTAACAGACTGTTCAACTTTTTCAACAAGTTCAATAATCGTGTCACTATTCATAGTTCTGCACTCCTCTTGCTGCCATCGCATTTCTTAATTTTTCGTACTGAACTGACCAGTCACTATCTGCTACAGTCGAAAAATAAGCTCTGCAATAGAACTTTACCGCTTGATTGACAAGGGCGGAGTTTTCGTGCTCGATGTCAACTCCTGCCCCTCGCATGTCAAGCAAACAAGCGTCAATCTCGGCTGAAATCTCATCATCAAACATTGTTGTTGTAATTCTAAGTGCCTTTTTCACCTCTTGAATTAGATTACTTTCAGCCATAGCTTTTCACTCCTTATGCGCTCTTTTTAACGAGCTTTACAAGACTGTGAGTATCCACGACCTTACCGTCTGCAAGCATTACTGCTTTAATAACAGTGTTGTCCGTTTCGTCTTCTTCGTATTTCTTGACGCTTACACCCATTACTTCGTTAAAGATGTAATCCTTGAGATTAAACATCATTGCAAATGTTGTGTCTGCTGAAACTGTATCTGCATATGAATCCATATAGCCATCAGTTGGGATAACAGTACGACCGAAGAGCGAAAGCGACGGCTTACCATTAAGGCCTTCTGACATACGAGCAACAGGCTGCCCGTTGCTGTCTGTGATGCCCATAAATGAGAAGAATGACTTTTTTGTCATAAGCCACACAGCGTCATCATATGCGGCAGGAAGAGCCGCCTCGGCAGTGCAAAGTGTTGAATAAGTAAGTTTACCTGTCTTTGCTATTTCAATAGTCTGACCTGCTGGAGGCGTGCAGGTGAGAATACCTGTCGGAGAGCCTGTGCCGGATCCTTTAATAATCGCCATTTCGACAGCTTTTACAATAGCGCTTTTAATTTGTTCAATAAACTGCGATTCGAAAATATCAAGTGCAGTTTTTGTCATAAAGAGTGAAAATGCTACCTTGCATTCGAGCTTATAGCCGGCAAAAACGACTTTGTCTGTTGTTACTTGCTGCTGGTCTGAACCTTTTTCCTCATCAACCCAGCTCGCTGTCGGTCTGATATTCTGTGTAGGAACAAGAAGTGCGGTCGGATAAGCTGTCTTGAATACTCTTGCGTAAATTTCGCCTACCTTTTCAAGTTCAACAATCAATTTTTGATACATTGTCGTCGGTACAATTGCCGCCGCAGTACCTGATGTTGTCTGTGCCGCTGCATTTGCAAACTTCTGCGGCACCGGTACGCCGTTCTGAATATAGTTAGCAAACGCTTTTCTGTATTCTACGCTTGAATACATATCTGTTACCTGTTCACCCTCACCTGTGAGGTCAATGTTTGTCTTGTGATTTTCAAATGGTGCAGGCATTTTGATTCCCTCCTCTGCGTTTTTGTTTGCCTCGTTTACAGCAGAGTTTTCAAAGTCACTATCGAGCTTGTCAATCTGCTGTGTAATTTCTTTTGCCTCTGCGAGTTTATTCTCTTCAATGAGCTTTTTCGCTTTGTCGTAAAGAGCATTTCTCTTGTCGAGATATTCCTTTTTGTTCATTTGTTTTCTACTTCCTTTCGTTTAAGTAAATCGATTTTTGCTGTAAGCTGCGCTTTTTCGTTTCTCATCTGTTTGACAATTGTGTCAGGGATAAGACCGTTAAGACTTGCTGCAAGTTTAACTTCTTTTGACCTGTTTGAATATTCAGCAACCTTGTCAATAAAACCTTTTTCGACTGCTTCGTCAGCAGTAAGCCAAGTTTCATCATCCATAAGTCCGATAAGTTCGTCTTCTGTCATACCTGTTTTAAGCCTGTACGCTGTCGCAACGGCTTTGCTCGCTTTGAGCAATACGCCTGATTCGTGTGCCATATCGTTGTAGTCGCCTGCGGCATAACTTGACACATTATGTATCATTAGCATACCCGTAGGTACGATTTCAGAGCTACAAGCACAAGCAATATACGAAGCAGCCGAGGCGGCAAAAATGACCTTGATTGTAGCCTCGCTTTTGGCAAGCATATCGTAAATTTCAGAGGCGGCAAAGATGTCACCTCCTGACGAATTGATAACGACTTGCACATTATCATCATCCGTAGCATCATCGAGCTGTGAACGAATATCGGCAGGGCAGCAGTAATCTATTCCAAACCAATCGTAAATCCACTTATCATCATTTGTGATGATAGGACCTTTGATGTCAATTATCTTCAACACTGTTTTCACCTCCTTCAACCGGAACTGTATCCAATCTTCTAAGCGGAGTATCACCGCCCGGAACAGGGGCGAGTCCAAGTGATTCTCGCCATTCGTTCGGGAGCATTGCTCCACGGTCAACCATACCTGCAAAGTTTAGCTTTGTTTTTAAACTTGCTGATTGTAAGTTAAACGAACCGACTGCTATATAGTTTCCACAACCTCGCTGTCTGCGTGTGAAAAGTTTTCGTGTAAGTTCGTTTTTTAATTGTACGATTTTGGGCGAAATAACAGCGTCAAAATAAGCATTTTCTTCGTCTTCGTCTGCTGTTGATGTGATTATCTTTTCGTTAGTGTTGAATAATTCAAGAATTCGTTGTTTGGTTCTGTCCATTTGAAGTGCGTTTGGTACATAGTCATTCGGACTAATTTGTGTAACATCAGCTTTAGAGTCAACCGCTGCAACGCCAACAGAGCTGTTGCTTATATCAAGATAATTTTCTGCGAATTTTTCTGCATTGCTTTTCAAATCTTCGGGGCGAAGTGCAGAAGTGTATTTTAGAAGCCATTTCACAACACCTGAATTCCGGATAGCGTTGATAATGCCCCTGTCAGTTGTTTCAGTTATTTCGAGCAAGGGGGCAAGAGCCTTGAATTTTCCGCTGCCAAAAATCTCGTGTTCTCCGTAGTCATCACGCAAATGAATTACATCCGCAGAGTCAAAGCGGAATGTCTGAGCGTTTCCGACAATGAACTCATATACAAGATGTCCGTTGTTATCGTAAAGGTCATTGACCGACTTCGCAGGTATGAAATATAGTTCAGCAGG